TTAAACGGCGATGACGATCCACTTTTCTTTGCGCTCGTCATGATAGAGCTCAGTCATCTTCGCTGAACTATGTCCAAGCAATTCCTGAGTGTTGATCCCCTGAGCTTTATACAAGCGTTCAGAAAGAGAACGTTGTTCGTGAAATGTCGGCGGGGTTTTACCCTTTTCAATTTTAATTTTTGCGCAATCCCGGGCTTCGGCAAATCGCTGTGTTAATGATCCTTCAGCCACAGGTGAACCCAGCGCCGAACCGCCGATGACTGTTGAGTTATGGACAAGATGTTTACTCAGCACACGGTCGCGACATTTGTTGATCACATCACGAACACTCATGTTGATGGCGTCACATCGCAACGAGAGGGGGATCGCTATCCGGATTTTTCCTTTACCTTTTCCCTGGACAATATGAAGCATGTCATCCCAGATATCAGAGAATTTCATTTTTACTATGTCGCCACGCCGCTGGCCAGTAACTACAGCGAGCAGCATTGCATTGCAGATGTACGGTGACCTACGTTCTGCTTCGTGATAGATCGCCCACCAGTTCTCGAGCGTGAGTCGCTGTCTGGAGACTTCATCCAGTGGTTTACGTGTGGCCAGTGCCGGATTAAAGCCGGGCGGAACCTCACCGGCAAACTGTGCTTCCTTAAACATGTCGATCCATGCAGCTCGCATGACCTGTGCCATTCTTGTTTTATTTGCATCGACATATTCGTTTATCAATGCAGCCATCTCACGTGCGCCGAACTCTTTGAGCAATGTGTTTTGAGAACGAGCCGAGAGAAGTTCAGCACATGCTTTGCGCCCCCTGGCAGTAGATGATGCCAGCTCTTTTCGCTGCACACGTCGGTCAAGGATGGCTTTGTATTCTTTCACCCATTGCTTTAATCGCATGTTCTGAGCATTTGGTTCGGCTTTTTGTTTCGCAATATCTATCAGGGCGAAAGATTGAGAAGTTAATTGCTCAGCCGTAATGCGATTCATTTCAAGTGCCGCTGCATGCGCGGCATCTGAATCCGTACCAAAACCAATAAACTCCCCCGTAATGGGGTGACGATATTGCCAGTACGTTTTGTTGTTTCGCTTATCCAATTTGCAATACAAGTTCGGTGTTGAAATGTTGTATTTACGGGGTCTTGCTGCCATTAAGTGCTTTCTCCACTAAAGTGCGGGCGCTGGCAGGGAGATGGTTCGATATTTCGACCCGTTCAACCATACCAACAAACCTGGCTTCCTCATCAACAACCCATCGGCGACCTTGCTTAACGGCTGGCGGATATGTTTGCCGCGTTTTCGCAATACGGTGAAGGGTGGCTTTGCAGGGAGGTTCTTTGAAGCCATTTGGTCCTGCTGCCCATTCCGCTAAAGAAACTAATTGGCCCATACTATTACTCCACACGTTTAGTTATAGCCGGCTGCACACCGGTTTACTGACTGACCCGAAATCGGCCGTAATATTTCCCAGCTCGCCACCAGAGCATTTTCATACCCGGCGGCATTGCTGGTGCAAACTCAACTGGGACAAACCACAGATTCAGCATTCTTTTCACAAAAAAACGCCTGACGAAATGCGAACGGGTTGTTTCAATCATGGCTGCATTCCTAAATAAGTAATTCCCAGATTTCGGCGTGAGCGAATCCCTTGCCAGCATTGGCAATTAAATTTCAGTAATAACGATTCACTAAATGCCCCAGTGGACCAGGGCATTTAAGGCCGCGCTATCAGGCTTTGAATTCGCCGATACAGCGGCGCACACCGCGAGAAATTACTCACACACATAGACAAGGGCGGCCGGTAATGCACAGGGCGTGCTGGGTGGGTGCCAGCGACCCTTGTCTATGCCTGCGAAAAAATTGGCGGTGGTCATGATCAGAACACTATCTTCGCTCCCCCTGATGTTGGATGGTTGAAGAGTCATGCCACCGCCGAAAGACAGCTACATACAGCAATTATCGAGGTTCCACGTCGATCTGAATGGGCGGCGGGAGTCGAACCCGCAATCGGGTAGGGAACCCGACCATCACCAGGATGCTTTGCACAACGGGAAGAACACTGGGACTGTGGTCATATTGGGTTGATGGTAAGTGAGTCCCTCAACCCCCAGTGTTCTTTCCGTTGTGCCTGTTCCTTGTGGATACATTATGTATCCATGGGGTACATTGTCAAGGCGAAAAAAAACCTGCCGAAGCAGGTTGCGGGATAATAATTTCTTTAGGCTCTGTAACGTCTTGGTTTTCCTGAGAAAACAACGGTGCCGATTATTGAACAATTACCATCAATTTTTATGTACTGCTCGGGCCAGCCCTTGTTTAAGGCTTTCAGATATTTACTCCCCGCATCTTCTACGAGTCGTTTGAACGTTGTCTCGCCGGAATCAAGCAGCAAAGCGATCACATCATCACCATGAACAGGTGCAACCTCTGGATCAACGAAAATCATATCGCCAGGACGATACTCGTCGATCATTGAATCGCCAATGACTCGAAGAATGTAGGTCATAGAGCCGCAAGGGACCGGGCAGGGATATGTTTCGGATAAACTCAAATCTACCTCGGAATAACCAATCTCAGTCCAAGCCCCAGCCTGCACCCATGAAATCACCGGCACCATTTTGATGGTGAGTTCGGTGTCAGTGACATCCGGAGCTGAAGTAATATTCGTGGCCTGATGTTCCTTGTCCAACCAGCCATCTGGCAAATCAAAACACTTTTCAATGTGACGTGCCAAATCATCCCCAATTTTTTTCGTAGGATTCTTTCCGATCACTCGGCTGACTTGGGTTGGCTCTCTTTCGATTAGGCCAGCAAAGGAAGAATTTCCCCCGGCACTATCTCTGAGCTTCCTGGCGTTATCCCGCCGGATTTCATCGTTTGTCTTCATACACTCATTAAACTTCGTGTACCTAATGGGTACAAGTATCTTGCGGGTTCATTTAAATAGTGCATAATGTATCTCGGAGGTACATATGATTAAAAACTATTGGGATGCTTTAACAAAACCAGAGCAAAACGCCCTGGCTAAAAAAGTTGGTAGCAGTAGTGGTTATCTCAGACTCGTTTTCAATGGCTACAAAAAGGCAGGTTTTTCCCTTGCTCAACGCCTTGAAGAAGAAACTGCTGGCGCTGTTACCAAGAGTCAATTACGGCCTGATATCTACGGGAATACTACTTCTCAAACGGCCTGATATAAACCACAAAACGAGGTAATGCCTTGTGGACAATAAAAACTATCCCGCTCCAGAAGACATAACAACAGCAATGCACAAGCTGATCACGTCATTTCCTGGTGGATATGGCGCGATGTCTCAACGGCTGGCGCATAACGGGACTCATAACGCCCTGAGCAATCGCGTTCGTCAGGTTGGTGGCCAGATGGTGCCATTCGGTATGGCGATCATGATGGAGCAAATTTCTGGGCGCTCTGACATCACTGAAGCTATGTGCCGGATCAACGGCGGAACCTTCGTTAAGTTCCCAGATATTGAGGAAATGGGTAACGAAGAGCTGCTGATTAAGTTCAATGAGTTGCTGGCAGCGCTGGGTCAATTTGCAAAGGCTCACAACGAATTCACCTCTGACGGTGTTCTGGATCGTGACGAAAGCAAGCGGATGAGGATCAAGGGGTATCGAGTTCAGAGTTTGGTGGCGGAAATCATGGCTGTGACAGAACTGCTGTTTGGAGAAGGTGACGCCTCAGGAGTGCAGTCCCGAGGCGTCGGGTGCGCATCAATTAAACGTGTGGAGTAATTAACGCATGAACAGTGTAAACCGCGTTCGGCCTGCCGTGCAATTTCAATGTGTCTCACTGCGACCATGTGTGTATGTGCAGATAGTACGGGAGCCGGGAAAACCGGACAACCACAAGGTTGTGCCTGCTTCTGTGGTTCTGAAAAAGTGGATTGAATTTTATGTCGCTGGCTATCTGGCGCGAATTGCAAAGGCAGGATAAATCATGAGCGTTAAGTTATCCGCATACGTCTGGGATGGTTGCGCTGCTGCCGGTTTGAAGGGCGTGAAGCTTCTGATTATGGCGCGGCTTGCTGATTTCTCAAACGATGATGGGATCAGCTATCCGGGCGTGGATACGATTGCTCGGCAGACTGGGGCTGGTCGCAGCACTGTGATTACGGCAATCACCGAACTTCAGTCAGATGGGTGGCTGGTACGCAAAGAGCGCCGCAAAGGCAATCGCAACCAAAGCAACTTGTATTACTTGAACGTTAAAAAGCTGCGTACTGCTGCCAGTGCTTTTTATGCTGACGGTTCAGAATCTGAACATTCAGAATCTGAACGTTCAAAATCTGAATGTACAGAATCCGAACGTTCAGAAAACAAGAAAAATTCCGATTTTGACGGTTCAGAATCTGGAGGGGATCCGTCAGTAAATTCAAAACAAGATCCATCAGATAATAAAACCCTTAGTCAGGCCGCTGCGCAGCCAGACGATAGCAGCGATGAAAGTTTTCTTGCTCTTCACCCAGAAGCGGTGGTGTTCAATGCCAAAAAACGCAAGTGGGGCAGCGAAGACGACTTGACCGCTGCCGAATACATCTGGCGAAAAATAATCCAGATGTACGAACGGGCTGCCGAATGCGACGGCGAGATTGCCCGACCGAAAGAACCGGACATGACCCTGTGGGCCAACGAAGTCCGCCTGATGTGTACTGTCGACGGTCACACACACAAGCAAATCTGTGAACTATTTGTCCGCGCTAACCGCGACCCATTCTGGTGCAAGAACATCCTTAGCCCGTCGAAACTCCGCGAGAAATGGGACGACCTGACAATCAGATTGAGCTGCAATGCCATAGCAGGCGCGGCATCAGAACCGCACTGGAACAGCCCTGAAGCATGGGAGAACACCCTGTGAACAAAATGATGATGGCAGTTAAAAACCGCGACGGCGCCGCGCTGGCCAAACTGATGCCAGAAGAGCAACCGCAACGCGTCGTGAACGCTGACGCTGAGAAGTTGGTCGATGTGCTGTTCACCAACCTGATGCAGATTTTTCCCGCTGCCAGGCAGACTGCACTGAGTACCCCGGCTGATGTGGCGGCAGCAAAGCGTCAGTGGATCATGGCATTCGTTGAAAGCGGCTTGACCACACTGGAACAGGTTCAGGCTGGCATGCGCGTTGCCCGCCAGCAGGAAACAGACTTCTGGCCGAGCTGCGGCAAGTTCATTGGTTGGTGTAAGTCTGGCGCTGCTCAGGCTGCTGGCCTGCCGTCGGTCGATGAGGTCATGGCCGAGTTCAACCAGTATTGCGCCCGCCGCGGCGACTACAGCACCCCAGCGGCTTACCCGTGGTCAGCGCCGATCATGTACTGGATTGTGACCGACGTTCGCCGCCTGATGTTTCAGAACAACTTAACCGAAGGCGAAGTCCGCAAGTCCGTACAGCGCCAGCTGATCATCTGGGCAAAACGCCTGGCGAAAGGTGAGCAGGTCCCAGCACCGGTTGTGATGCTGTCCGCGCCAAAAGCGCCAGCCGGTCCAACCCCCGCACAGATCATGTATGACGAGTATCTCCGGAAAAAACGGGAGGGCTGGTTATGACATCAGAATTCGCAAGCACCACACCGATCGAGCATAAAGACCGCTGGCAGACGCCGGTAGAATTCTTCACCGCGCTGGATCTGGAATTTGGTTTCTATCTCGATGTTGCCGCCGACCACCAGAACGCACTGTGCGCCCGGTACCTGACAGAAGCAGATGATGCGCTGGCCACTGAGTGGGAAAGCTACGGCGCAATCTGGTGTAACCCGCCATACAGCGAGATCACCCCGTGGATTGAGAAGGCCGCCGAGCAATGCCGTGCCCAGCACCAGGCGGTGGTGATGCTTTTGCCCTCCGACACCTCAACCGGTTGGTTCTCGCTGGCGCTGACTACCGCCGACGAAATCCGCTTTATCACTGATGGTCGCTTGTCCTTTATCAATGCCGGTACCGGCAAGCCAGGCAAGAACGGCAACAGTAAGGGCAGCATGCTGGTCATCTGGCGCCCATTCATCAAACCACGCAGCCAGTTCACCACGGTTTCGCGTGACGCGCTGATCACTGCTGGCGCTGATTATCTTCAGGAGGTGGCGGCATGACTAAGAACCAAAAAATTAGGCTCCAGTTCATTGATGCAATGTTCGCAGTGCACGGACGCGTCAGCAGGGCTCAAATTATTGATGTCTTTGGCGTTGCAATGGCTTGTGCATCAAAAGACCTCACTGCTTATACCAAATTAAATTCTCAGGTTTATTTCAGTCATCAACATCTCAGTTATCTCTGCCGGGAATATTTTATGCCGGTTGAAGGGCTTTTGGATTTGCCCGCCGTTAAATTCCTGGAAAGCCTCAGCATTGTTTTTGCTGTGCCTAATCTGGCGCTTGAAGAAAATGTCATGCCAATTCCACGGGCGGTCAACCATGAATGAATTCCAGCAAATCTGGCTCGATGCCTATCGCGGATATCTTAAAGCTGCATCTTATACAGGTGAGTTGTGCCCGTCGGATTACACCGCAGCACGGGAACATGCTGATGCTGTACTGATCAGTCTGATCAAAGCAGGGGAGGTGAATTGTGATTGATGAACCGAAAGACGACAGCGAAAACGTGTTGGCCTTCACCAAACGCTTTGAATCAAACGCTGATATCAAAGAAATGCTCAACCTTGTCAAAGCCGATAAGCCAGAGCATGCGCCATATCGTTGCGGCCATGTGAATGTTTTGGTTGATGAACACCTTCGACAGCTTACATGTCGGCGCTGTGGTGCGGTTGTTGATGCGTTTGACTGGATCAACGCGCGCGCAGAGGGAGAGCAGAAGATTGACTGGGAACTCAAATCCCTGCGGCGGGAAGTTGTTGAACATCGGGAAGGCCTTGAAAAGCTTAAACGGGAAGAGCTGAACACGCGAAATCGCATTAAAAACGCCGAAGGCAAGCTGGCGAAGATCAGCATGGAAATCGCCAACAAGAGCATTGCCGCCGGTATTCCAGTCGCCGCCGTCACCCGCGACACCTATACCGACGCGGAGAATTCATGATGAAACTGATCCTGCCATTCCCGCCGAGCATCAACGGTTACTGGCGCTCTACTAAAAAGGGCGTCCTGATCAGCGAGCGTGGGCGGATCTTCCGGTCGAACGTGTTGGCGGCGATTTATCAGCAGTTGCGCAGCCGTCCGCCCGCGCTGCTGACAGAACTGGATGTGCATCTGGTTCTTTACCCACCGAACAGGGCGAAACGCGATTTAGATAATTTCCAGAAGGCGCTGTTTGATGGCCTGACCCATGCGGGGATCTGGAAGGACGACAGCCAGGTCAAACGCATGACAGTTGAATGGGGAGAGGTAACGAAGGGTGGTAAGGCAGAAATAACGATTACTGATTTCAAAACCGCCGGTGTGCAGCCGGTTTAACGTGTGGAGTGATTATGTCGAACAGTTTGCTGTCAGGAAAAGTGGTAACGATGTCGAGCCGTGAGATTGCTGAGCTGGTGCAAAGTAAGCATAGCGATGTGAAACGGTCAGCTGAACGGCTCGCAGTTGGTGGAATTTTAAGCGCGCCGTTGGCGCACACCCCCTATTTTCATGAGCAAAACGGTCAGGAGTATCAGGAGTACTGGTTCAATAAACGTGATTCGCTGGTGCTGGTTGCCCGCCTGTCGCCTGAATTCACCGCCGTGGTAGTGGATCGCTGGCAGGAACTGGAATCGAAAAGCCAGTTACCCCAGTCATTGCCGGAAGCTTTACGACTTGCTGCTGATCTGGCCGAAGAAAAACAGGTGCTGGAATCACAGATGGCGCTGGCGGCCCCGAAAGTGGAATTCGTTGATCAGTACGTGATGGCTAAGGGTTCTATGGGATTCCGCGCGGTCTGCAAATTGCTGCATGCGAAAGAACCGGAATTCAAGATGTTCCTGCTCGAGAAAGGCATTGTTTACCGGTTGGAAGGCCAGTTGACGCCAAAGGCCAATCATTTAGAGGCAGGCCGGTTCCAGGTGAAAACCGGTACCAGCCAGCAGAATCAGCATGCGTTTCGCCAGGCCAGATTCACGGCAAAGGGCGTTGAATGGGTTGCCGGGCTGTGGGCTGGTTATCTGCGACAGAAACAGGAGGCCCACGCGTGAGAGCATTGTTAAAACCGTATCCTCAGAGGGAACTGGGGATCGTGCAGTTCGCGCTGCCAGCGGACATGGTGAAGTTCTTCAGCAGTAAACGCCTGCTGATCACCAACGAACCCACTGACCTGCATACCATGCCTGACGGTCTGGTACCGGTTGAAGCCCAGTCACTTTCGCGGGATCCGCGCCTGTCTGGTTTTCTGTCGTCTCCGGCGGTCATTGCCAAAGTCGGCGGCATGGCGGCACTGACGCTGTGGGTTAAGCGCCACCGCGTCTGTCAGTGCCCGGATTACAACGGAGAATACCATCACCATGAGCTGGTACAGGTTCCGCGCGGTCTTGGCGTGGTCTGTCTGTGCTGGGCGCATGACAACGAGTTTCGGGAAAAAGAATCGCCAAAACTGGATGCGACCGCGCTGGCGAACGCCGCCGAATTTGTGACTGAGGCAATCCGGTACCGGTATGGTCTGCCTGACGGCCGTCACCTGACCTTGCCAGAATTGTGCTGGTGGGCAGTTTCGAAAGGGCTGGTTCACCAGCTGCCGGAAGAAGTGGTCTGCGCGGCACTGGGAATGAAATACAACCCGCCCGGCGGCCAGCGTAAAGAGGCTGACGTCAACCCGTGGGAGAAGCAACCCCGTGAAGAACTGGCGAACAACATAAAACCGGTGCTGGCGCTGGCAATCGATCCGGAAACGAACGAATCCTATATGCTTCGCCCGAAGCGCCGCCGGTACGAAAACGCGAAATACACCAAATGGGTAAAGCGCCAGCCATGTTGCGGCTGTGGGAATGGGTCTGATGATCCGCACCACATCACCGGCAATGGATTTGGTGGAATGGCGACAAAAGCGCATGACTTGTTCGTGATCCCGCTGTGCAGAGGGTGTCACGACTCACTTCATAAAGATGTAGCCGCTTGGGAAGCAGAGCACGGTACACAGGAACACCTGTTACTGACGACATTAGACCGCGCGCTGGCGATGGGTGTTATCGCTACCGGCAAACAAAAGTAAAAGTGTGGAGAGAATAATGCGTGATATTCAACTGGTACTGGCTCGTTATGGCGTGTGGGCTCGCGATAATTCCGGCGTGAACTGGTCGCCGATTGCCGCGGGCTTTAAAGGTCTGCTGCCGACTGAATCCAGCAAGGTCGAATCCTGCTGTGATGATGATGGTCTGATTGTTGATGCCGCGGTAGGGCGTTTGGCCGCCGTCCGTAAACCGGAAGAGGTAACTCTCATCATGCTGCATTACCGCTTCGGTCTGTCCAAACGGAAAATTGCGAGGATGTACAAGGTGAGTGAAGGCCTGATCCGCCAGCAGTTGCAGGTTGCTGAAGGCTTCGTTGATGGTTGCCTAGCGATGACCGGCGCGGTATTGGAAATGGACGCTTACACCCAGAAAGTCCGAGTCGCGAAAGTCGCTTAAAAAGTTCTAGTGCGCTACGCAAAAACTCTTGTAACCTGTTAAGAGTGGTCACGTAGTCACAAAGCTTAGACAATCTCAGGTTTCATAAGGAAATGATGTGAAAAAACTCCTTAGTTTATGCGCTCCCCTTGTTTTGACCGTGCTTATAACCTCCGGCTGCACTAAGTCGAATAGCGTAAGAATTCTAAACAAACCTATCAAGTCCGAATGCCCATCCTCTACTTCTTTGGGAATAGCGTGTTACGGTGGCGAGATTAAAAAAGCTATAGAAATTAAATTTCCTCACGCTGAGCGATTTGCTGGACGCTCTTGTAGTTTAAAGATGCATCTTGAACGAGATGGCACCTTAACTGATGTGTCTGTTCTTGAGGGGGACCCGGCACTCTGTGATGCTGCGATGGCTGCACTAAAGCGAGCTGATTTACCTCAACCCCCGAGTGATGAAGTTTACCAAGTTTTTGAAAATGCTCCGCTAGACTTCAAGCCATAATCAATTTTTCTGGTTGGGTTTGAGATAAAATTAGAATTATTTATTGAACAAGGCTGCCAAGTTGGCGGCCTTTTTTTATGTCCTCAATTCGGTTGTGAAGACACCAGCAGCGATAAGTTTTATTAAATGAAAAAAATGCCCCGGCATCTGCCAGGGCTTAACTGTTTGTGGAATGGGCGGCGTACATGATGCTGATAACATCGTGCACGCCATTCGCCCGTTAGTTGGTCACGAGCGAACCGAGGCCCATTGCTGATGTGCACACAGCAAATGGAGCCTATCAAAAAGGGCGTCTCTGATCTATGAAAAATACTGTAAATTTAAACAGTATAAATATTATTTGTGCTGACTCACTCCAATACATCAAAACATTACCTGATAACTGCATTGACCTGATAGCAACTGATCCTCCGTACTTTCGGGTTAAATCATGCCAATGGGATAATCAGTGGCCTGATGAATCGGCTTACCTTGCGTGGCTGGATGTGATGTTTGCAGAGTTTTGGCGGGTATTGAAACCATCGGGCAGCCTATATGTTTTTTGTGGTTCGCGCTTAGCTGCTGACACTGAGTTGCTGATGCGTGAGCGGTTCAAAATTCTGAACCATATCATCTGGGCTAAACCTTCTGGACCTTGGAATAGGCAGCACAAAGAAGACTTGAGGTCTTTCTTTCCAGCCACTGAGCGGATCCTCTTTGCTGAGCATTACAGCGGTCCGTATAAAGGTAAGTGCTCCAAATACTCAACTGAGTGCCAGGAGCAACGCAAAAACACGCTTAAGCCTCTGGTGGAGTATTTCAGCAATGCCCGCAAAGCTTTAGGGATCACAGCGAAAGAGATTCATGAGGCAACCGGCAAGCAAATGGCTTCGCATTGGTTTAGTGAAAGCCAGTGGCAATTGCCGAGTGAAAAGGACTACTTAGCGCTTCAGACCTTATTTGAGAAGGTTGCCCGAGAGAAACATGCCCGGCAAGAATTGGAGCTTCCTCACCATCAGTTGGTAGAGGAATATCATTCTTTGTCTCGGCATTATGCGGAGCTGGTGAATGAATTGAAACGCCTCAGGCGTCCGTTCGCGGTTACGAGTCTCGTACCCTTTACAGATGTTTGGACATATAAGTCTGTCCAGTATTACCCCGGTAAACACCCGTGCGAAAAACCAGCCGAGATGATGAGAGATATCATCAGCGCCAGCAGTAGGCCGGGTGATGTAGTTGCTGATTTTTTCATGGGGTCAGGTTCCACGATAAAAGAGGCAATCAAGCTGGGACGTTTCGCGCTGGGCGTGGAACTCGAAGAGGAACGTTATAACCAAACGTTGGAAGAAATTTTCCCGAAAAATTGAGGGTTAACGAATTTTATCGTCTTTTAGTTCACGTTTCGAAAAAAAACCTCACCTCTGTTCCAAACAGTAGATGAGGTAGCCAATCTTCGGCCAACACCAGGGAAGTCAAAACAGTACAACTTTAGTGTGTAACTGTTAAATATTTTTTAAGTGAAATTAAGGGCTGCCAAAGGGCAGCCTTTTCCGTTTTTAGCGGCCAGTCAATCAGCTAGCCATTCAACTTTCGCAAAGTGACTGAGCCGCTAATTCCTTCTTTTATTACGACTACGCACCCAACCGGCAGACCGGAGGGGGAGACTATGAAAATGGACCAAAGCTCAGGAAATATCGTCACGCAGTTCTTTGCGTGGTTCGCTGCGATAGCGGCCGCCTGCGGTTTCACCACACAAGACATGATTTACATGCTGTTTGGCCTAATCGGCGTGATCATTTCCTTTGCGTCGTATGTCAGTGGTCGCCTGGACGCCCGCAAGGCACGAAAAGAAAATGAAAAACGCACCAAAATTGTCAGTGACTATCTTGACGATGCGCGTGCCAAACCAGCTCACGAAAAACCAGCAGCCGCAAAGGTGATCAGCGAAGCGCTTTCAAAAGCGGAAGGCTGATATGGCGAACATTAAAACAAAGCTCAGCGCTGCGATGCTAGGGCTGATTGCTGCTGGCGCTTCTGCACCGGTGATGATGGCTCAGTTTCAAAGTGAGAAAGAAGGTACGAGCCTTACTGCTTATGCAGACCGCGGCGGGGTTTGGACAATTTGTGGCGGCGTCACACGCGTTTACGGCAGGCCTGTTGTAAAAGGTCTGAAATTAACCCGAACACAGTGTGACGCCATCGATAAAGCAGAACAGGCCAAAGCGCTGGCATGGGTTGATAAAAACATTCATATCCCGCTGACCGAGCCCCAGAAAGTCGGTATTGCGTCGTTTTGTCCGTGGAACATCGGCCCTGGCAAATGCTTCCCTTCAACGTTCTACCGAAAAATTAACGCTGGTGACCGCCTTGGTGCATGCGCAGAGATTAAACGCTGGATCTGGGACGGTGGGAAAGATTGCCGAATTCGGGCGAACAACTGCGCCGGACAGGTCATCAGGCGTGATCAGGAAAGCGAGCTGACGTGCTGGGGGCTGGATGAATAACAATTTTTCGATCGTGTTGGTCTTCGTGGTTGGCGTGGCGCTGACCTGGTGGATTGAAGGAGTACGCTGGGACGCCGACGTGTCAAAGCTGAAAGCGAACCACACCGCAGAGCTGAAGAAACAAAGCGATCAGGCAGTGATTGACCTGACCAATCAGAAGAAGCGTACCGAAGCAGCTATGGCGGCTTTCGAGGCGCTGGACGCTAAGCACACGAAGGAAATGGCAGATGAACACGCCAAGAATGAGAAATTGCGCGCTGATGTTGCTGCTGGTACTCGCCGGGTGCGAATCGCCGCAGCAAACCTTGCCACCTGCAACCTCACAAGGGACAGCACTGCCGGCAGCAGCAGCCTGGGCGATGCAGTACAAATCGACCTCACGCCAGCAGGTGGATCAGTTGTTCTCAGTCTCAGAGAGTCAACCAGCAGAGACGCCGAAGTAATTCAATACCTTCAGGGTTATGCCGCTGAAGCCCAGAAACGTTGCAAAATTAACTGACAGGTAAAAGCCATGACCGTAAAAGCAAAATTCCGTTGCCATTTCATTCAGAAAGCAGATGATGACTCAAGCCGCACCATTCATATGAGTGCGGTCATTTCCGGCAGCCATGAAAACGAGGCCTGGTCTAAGCTCACGCCGGGCGGCCAGATTCAGATGCATATTTCAAACCCTGACGCATTCAACCAGTTCGAACAAGGCAAGGATTATTACGTCGAAATTCAGCCAGCGGGTTGAGTAGGAATTACAAAAGGTATTCACTGTTTACTTGCGGTCATGCACAATTGTCCCAAATCAACATTTTGGGATTTCAAATGAATTACGTATATCAGCTGCTGGTAGGTCTATTTTCTGGATGCTTTGCTGCTTGGGTAACCACCTTTTTTGCTTTAAGGCGTTTTTATAGTGAAAAGTGGTGGGAAAAAAGGGCTACAGCATTGATAGAGCTGACTGATGCAGTTTATCAACTTAAGCTGCTGCAAGAATATAATTATGACCTCAGGGATTATCATCGTGGTCCACCGGAAGATTCTCCTGATTTTGTAGAACTCTCAAAAGAACAGTTGGACGAAATGGAATTAGCAGCAGCAAAGGCTAGGAAATTAATTGCTAAATATAGCCAGGTCGGTCCATTACTTATAACTGATAAACTATCCAAAATATTAATAAGCTACGTTAATGAGGAGAAGAAAGTTGACTTTGATGTCCATTATAAAGGATGGGACTATGAAGAAGCCAATGAGCACCTTTTAATGATGACTAAAAAACTTTTGAATGATTTGCTTCAAGCATCAAGGGAAGAGTTAAAAGCAAAATAACCGCCTTTTGGCGGTTTTTTATGTCTGTGAAAGGTGGAAATTATGCGATTAACCGTTCTGGATGATGACCCTGGCATAAAATACACCCTGACCCTCGTATCAAAGTTTTTCTCGATGGCGTTGAGGTTAAGCACTGCGTCACCGCCGATGATGAGAAGAGTGAGGTAATCATCCTCGCGTCAGATGAAAATGGCTTCATGCTGGCTTTAAATGGCGAAGTTAAATACCAAGCCCTTCACGGAATTGTTCGGATAGAGCGTCAAGACTAACCCAATCAGGAGCTTTTTATGCAGGCCACTATTGATGGTGTCCCGTATGCGCCTGCGTGCAATTCGGGTTCAGGTTACCAACTAACATCGAAAGTAGTTTCAAATGAAATGATTAGCAGTGAAAGGTACTCCCGGAGGGAGGCCTCTCCACGGGGCGGCGGACTCGCGGAAAACGGCTAGTTTTCGTATTTTGATCACATCATCAGCAGTTGATGTATCACAATGATATTTCAGAAAAAAACATTGGCCTATCTGAGGGTGATAAAATTTATCTTCACCACGTTAAATTCTTTAGTGTTTTGTTTTTAAAGATATTTTTAGGCGTTGAGGTGATTGTGTGAGGTGGTGATGGAAAAGGTGGGTGATCTTGCTGAGGCGTTTAATTGGAGTATATCCAAGATTTCTGAAGCATTTTCAATGGATAGGGCAACAGTCAGAAAGAAAATTGTTGAAAATGATATTCAGGCTGCGGGGAGTTCTCGTGGTAATCCGACCTACGCACTTAAAGATGTTGCCCCTGTTTTGTTCGCCAGTGCCTGTAAAACTGATGAAGACATTAGGCATGATCCTTCACTCATGATCCCTAAAGAACGTAAGGATTGGTTCCAGTCGGAAAACGAGCGTATCAAGCTGGAAAAGGAACAACGCAACTTAATACCCGTGAATGAAGTAGTAACAGTCTATTCCGCGATGACAAAAGCAGTAGTTCAGGTACTTGAGACAATCCCAGATATTTTAGAGCGTGATTGTGCTTTAACACCCCAGGCGGTATCTGCAGTTCAGGCATCAATTGATGATTTACGAACGACGCTATCTGAAAGATCTTATCACGCCTGCGCTATTGACCTTATGAGAGATAAAGGGGAGGTGATTGCCGAGGAGGATTAATGGCATACGCGTCAGCGGAAAAGATAGGTCAGGATATTTCACTCATCCTCCGACCACCTCGCCGTATAAAGGTATCTTCAGCTGTACATAAATATATGCGAGTGCCTAAAGGTGCTGGTAATTCCGTTCCTTGGGATCCTAATGTTGCCCCCTATGTTGTCGAACCCATGGACATGCTGGCTTCGAGGGAATATGACGCGGTGATATTTGTTGGCCCGGCCCGTACCGGTAAAACCATCGGGCTGATTGATGGATGGGCTGTGTACAGTATTGTTTGTGATCCATCTGACATGCTTATTGTTCAGATGACCGAAGAGAAGGCAAGAGAGCACAGCAAAAAGCGTCTTGATCGTACTTTCCGCAGTAGCCCCGAAGTGGCAAAAAGACTCAGCCCACGTCGCAATGATAACAATGTGCACGACAAAATATTTCGTGATGGATCATTCCTTAAAATAGGCTGGCCCTCTATTAATGTTATGTCGTCGTCAGATTATAAATTTGTTGCACTGACGGATTACGACCGCTTTCCAGAAGACATTGACGGTGAGGGCGATGCGTTCGCTCTGGCCTCAAAACGTACCACAACCTTTATGTCATCCGGCATGACGTTGGTGGAGAGTTCGCCAGGTCGTCAAGTCACAGACACCAAGTGGCGGCGAAGTTCACTTCATGAAGCACCGCCGACCACCGGCATTCTTTCATTATATAACCGCGGCGATCGCCGCCGCTGGTACTGGCCTTGTCCGCACTGCGGCGAATATTTTCAGCCATCGAAAGATGTGGTGCAGGGCTATCAGAATATTGTCGATCCGGTGGTTGCCAGTGAGGCGGCATTCATTGAATGCCCACATTGCCGCGGAAAAGTCACAGCAGACCAGAAGCGCACTCTTAATCAGAATGGCGTCTGGCTTCGCGACGGTGAGCAGATTGACCGTCATGGTGTGATTACGGGTACCGCGAGACGTTCCCGCATTGCTTCCTTCTGGATGGAAGGCCCCGCAGCGGCATATCAGACCCTGTCCCAGTTGGTCTATAAGCTGCTTTCTGCCCAGCAGGATTATGAGGCAAACAGCAGCGAAGAAACCCTCAAAGCGGTGATCAACACTGACTGGGGCCTGCCTTATATTCCACAGTCGAGCGTCGAGCAGCGGAAATCCGAAACGCTCATGGCGCGCGCCACCGTGGTAACCAAGCGTACGGTGCCCGACGGTGTGCGTTTTCTGGTACCGACAGTTGACGTGCAGGGCGGCCGCAACCGGCGCTTTGTGGTGCAGGTGATCGGTTATGGGGCGCATGGTGAGCGGTGGATTGTCGACCGATACAACATCAAACAGTCGATGCGCACGGGGCCTAATGGTGAAAGCCTGCCTATTGATCCTGCTGGATACCTGGAAGACTGGGACTTGCTGCGCACGGACGTGCTGGATAAGACATGGCCACTCAACAGCAATCCAAGCATATCAATGCCCGTGCTGGCGATGGCCGTGGACTCCGGCGGTGAAGACGGGGTGACCGGTAATGCCTATGAGTTCTGGCGCCAATGCCGCCGCGATGGCGTCCACAAGCGCGTTTATCTCTTCAAAGGCGACAGCACCACGCGCAGCAAGCTGATCACCAAGTCATTGCCGGACAATACCGACCGTCCTAACCGGCGGGCGGAGGCCCGCGGCGACGTGCCGCTCTACCTGCTACAGACCAATATGCTCAAAGACCGGATCAGTAATGCGCTTCAGCGCGATACGCCGGGGGCTAACTACGTTCACTTTCCTGACTGGCTGGGGGAGTGGTTCTATGACGAACTGACCTATGAAGAAAGGGGGGCTGACGGCAAATGGACGAAGCCAGGTAAGGGGGCAAACGAAGCATTTGACCTGATGGTATACGCCCATGCGTTGGTGATTTTGCGCGGGTACGAGCGGATAAACTGGGAAAAACCGCCTTCATGGGCACAGCCCTTTGAGCAATCCACACCCAGCACGCATTCAGATCCCCAACCCATTCCAGCCAGCAGTAATCACAAAAAACCGAAAACAACCCGCGCCAAGACAGAGGATAAACCTTCTGCCTGGGCGCCATCGACATCAGGAGGCTGGGTATGAATCAGGCCGATATTGAAGACATGATCCAGCAGTATATGACCGCTGAACGCGCCGTTCTGCAGGGGAAATCCATCACCTTTAACGGACAGTCCATGACGATGGAGAACCTCAGTGAAATTCAGAAGGGGCGGAACTACTGGGAGCGCCGGTTAAGCACGATGCTGGCGGCGCAGCGCGGGCGACCGCAGTACCGGCTGGCGAGGTTCCCGCGATGAGCCTGATTGATGATGCCATTGGCCTGTTTTCACCGGGCTGGAAAGCCTCCCGGTTGCGGTCCCGTGTGGCAATCAATGCCTACGAGGCAGCATTACCGACGCGCACGCACCGGGCGAAGCGGGAAAACCGCAACGCAAACCAGCTCACGCAGTTTGCTGGCCGGTCAATCAGGGAGCAGGCGCGCTGGCTGGACAATAATCACGATCTGGTGATTGGCCTGCTGGACAAACTCGAAGAGCGCATTGTCGGCGCGCGCGGAATTGTGGTTGACCCCCAGCCCATCCTGAAAACGGGGCTGGTGGCCGATGAACTCTCTAAACAGATCCGGGCAGCCTGGGCGGAGTGGTCTGTTTCCCCCGATGTGACAGGACAGTTTACCCGGCCTGTCCTTGAACGGCTGATGGCAAGAACCTGGCTGCGCGACGGTGAGGTTTTCGGCCAGATGGTCCGGGGTTCTGCACAGGGACTCACTCCGACGGCCGATATTCCTTTTTGGATCGAGGCGCTGGAGCCAGACTACATTCCGCTGGAGATGAACGATACCGGGAAGGGGATTTGTCAGGGGATCTATCTCAACAGTTGGGGATGCCCGACAAAGTATGTCGTCTACAAAAATCTGGTGACCTCCGGCGTTGCACTGGGCAATACCAAGGAAATTGCTGCAGACGGCATGATGCACCTGAAATTCATGCGCCGTCTTCATCAGGTCCGGGGAAACAGCCTGCTGTCCGGCATCCTGATCCGCCTGAGCGCGCTGAAAGAGTATGAAGATGCTGAACTGACGGCCGCCCGTATTGCTGCTGCGCTGGGTATGTACGTGAAAAAAGGCGACGGGCAATCCTACGGCGATGCCGGTGGTAATGACAAAGACTCCCGCGAACTCAACATCGAGCCCGGGATGCTCTTTGATGAACTGGAGCCCGGCGAAGAAATCGGAATGATTAAATCGGACCGGCCGAATCCCAACCTTGAGACGTTCCGCAACGGGCAGCTCAGGGCGGTAGCCGCCGGCAGCCGCAGCAGCTTTTCCAGCATATCCCGTAACTACAACGGCACTTACAGTTCTCAGCGTCAGGAGCTGGTGGAGTCCTTTGAAGGCTACGGCATTCTTCAGGATGCATTTATTGCCGCCGTGACCCGACCGATGTACCGCAGCTGGTTGCAGATGGCGATCACCGCGGGCGTGATCAACATTCCGCCCGATGTGGACATGGCGACGTTGTTTAATGCGGTCTACAGCGGGCCGGTGATGCCGTGGATTGACCCGATGAAAGAGGCCAACTCGTGGCGCGTGCTGTTGCGCGGCGGCGCGGCAACGGAAGGTGACTGGGTCAGGGCGCGCGGCGCGAATCCGGGCGATGTAAAACGCCGCCGCAAGGCGGAGGTCGATGAAAACAAAACGTTAGGTCTGGTCTTCGACACGGACCCGGCAAACGATAAAGGGGAAGCCAGTGCGAAAGAATCGAAGAAATAAACTGGGTGCGTCACCCAAAGCCTCCGCGGGGGACAAAAGCTGGTTCCGCATGAAGGCCAGCGGTGACAAGACTGCTGATATTTATATTTATGACGAGATTGGTTACTGGGGCGTGACCGCCCGTCAGTTCGCCAGCAGCATGAAAGCGCTGGGCGATCTGGACCATATCAACCTGCATATCCACTCGCCGGGCGGCGATGTCTTTGACGGCATTGCCATTTACAACCTGCTTAACAGCCATACGGCGAGCAAAACCGTGTATATCGACGGTCTTGCCGCCTCAATGGCCTCGGTGATTGCCATGGTGGGCAATCCCATCATCATGCCTGAAAACGCCATGATGATGATCCACAAGCCCTGGGGGATCACCGGCGGCGATGCCAACGACATGCGCGACTATGCCGATCTGCTGGACAAAGTCGAGGCCGTGCTGATCCCGTCCTATGCCAAAAAAACCGGCAAAACCCCTGACGAACTTGCCCTGATGCTGGGTGAGGAAACGTGGATGACCGCGCAGGAGTGCCTTGAGCACGGTTTTGCTGACCAGATTTCTACCGCGGTGCAGGCAATGGCCCGCATTAATTCAAAACGTATCGAGGAATTCGACGCTATGCCAAACGCACTGAAAAACATGATCACCAAGCCGAAAGCGACGACTCAGAATCAGCCGGAACCGCAGAATCCACCTGTTGCGCCTGTTGTTCCTGGCCCCGCAGCGCTGGATGAAAACACCATCCGAAATCAGGTTATTGCCGCGCAGAAACAGCGCGTCACGGGGATCAAAGACCTGTTCGCGATGTTTGGCGGCCGCCATCAGGAATTACAGGCGTCATGCATTGAAGATATCGACTGCACGGTCGAACAGGCCAAGGACAAGCTGCTGGTGATGCTGGGGAAGGATGCCAGCCCGTCGAATAAAAACGGTGGCAATGCGCACATTCATGCCGGCAACGGGAATTTCACCGGCGACGGTATCCGCCAGGCGCTGATGGCGCGCGCAGGCTACGAAGACCGGCAGAATGACAACGTGTATAACGGCATGACCCTGCGCGAATATGCGCGCATGTCGCTGACCGAGCGCGGCGTCGGCGTTGCGGCTTATAACCCGATGCAGATGGTGGGGCTGGCGATGACCCACACCACCTCGGATTTTGGCAATATTCTGCTGGATGTGGCGAACAAATCTCTGCTGCAAGGCTGGGAAGAGTCACAGGAAACCTTTGAAGCCTGGACGAAGAAAGGGCAGCTCTCTGACTTTAAAACGGCGCACCGCGTCGGGCTGGGCGGCTTCCCGTCGCTGCGTAAGGTACGCGAAGGGGCGGAATACAAATACGTCACGACCACCGATAACAGCGAGACCATTGCGCTGGCCACCTACGGTGAAATTTTCTCTATTACCCGTCAGGCCATCATCAACGACGATCTGAACCAGCTGACCGACGTGCCGATGAAAATGGGCCGCGCCGCGAAGGCCACCATCGGCGATCTGGTGTATGCCGTGCTGACCGGTAACCCGAAATTGTCAGACGGTAAGGCGTTGTTCAGCAGCGATCATAAAAACCTGGCAACCGGTGCCATTGACGTCACGAATCTGGATGCGGGCCGCCAGCTGATGCGCGTTCAGAAAGAGCCAACCACCGGCCGCACCCTGAATATCCGCCCGGCGTTCCTGCTGGTGCCAACCGCCCTCGAAACCGTGGCAAACCAGACCATCAAATCTGCCAGCGTGAAAGGCGCCGACGTTAACGCCGGTATCATCAACCCGATCCAGAACTTTGCGACGGTGATCGGTGAACCGCGTCTGGACGATAACAGTGCCAAGTCCTGGTACCTGGCCGCTGCACAGGGTATGGACACCATCGAGGTGGCTTATCTCAACGGTGTCGAGCTGCCTTACATCGATCAGCAGGAGGGGTTCAGTTCTGACGGTATTGCGACGAAAGTGCGCATTGATGCCGGTGTTGCGCCGCTCGATTACCGCGGTCTGGTGAAATCTTCCGGCCAGTAATCCTCCTCCCGCGTTGCCCGAATGCCCGTAAGGGCTTTTTTTATACCTAAAATTCGCCCCCTTCCGGGGCGTCTGGAGTTTTTCAATGGCTAAGAATTTTGTACAGGAAGGTCAGACGATTTCCATTACCAACACCGGCGCTGCCACCATCGAGAGCGGCGACCCCGTGGTACTGGGTTCCCTGCTGGTTGTCTCTCTGGTGGATATTGCCCCGAATGAAACCGGCACGGGCATGGCCGAAGGGGTATTCCTGCTGCCGAAAGTCTCCGCCGATGCGATCCCCGCTGGCACAAAAGTGTATATCGCGGACGGTGAAATCCAGCTGGCGTCTGCGGATGCCGTGGCCGCTGGCATTGCCTGGGACGCTGCCGCCGCGGGCAGCACCGTCGTTGAAGTGAAAATCAATGGCTAACGCCTTTGATGCGTTGGCCGCGCGGATGGATGCGGTCACGACCGCGCGGTTTGGGCGGGAGGTGGTAATCAATAGCACCGTGTTTATCGGTGTTGAAAGCCATTTTCTGCCCGAGATGGGGCCGATGAGCGGCGATGGCCTGTCTGTTGTGGTTTTTTCTCCCGATTACCGGCCGCACCGTAACGATCAGGTGGTTTATCAGGGAGAAAGTTACATCGTCACCCGTCATCAGATGTTTAACGGGAAGCCACAAATCTGGCTGGAGTAAGGGGAGGGAATATGACCATCAAAGGGCTGGAGCAGGCCATCGCCAATATGAACAGTATCAGTTCGACGGCCGTTCCCCGCGCCTCGGCGCAGGCGGTTAACCGGGTGGCGGGGCGGGCCATCAGTCGCAGCAGCAGCACGGTGTCGAAGGAAACCAAGGTGCCGAGAAAGCTGGTCATGCAGCGTGCAACACTGAAAAAGGCCACGATAAACAGGCCGGTTGCCACGTTAAAAATCAACCGGGGTAATTTACCGGCCATCAAGCTGGGCGCGGCGCAAATGCGTGTTTCACGCCGTCAGGGCAACCTGCGCGGGCAGGGCAGCGTACTCAAAATAGGCCGCTTTACCTTTCGGAATGCGTTTATTCAGCAACTGGCTAACGGCCGGTGGCATGTGCTCCAGCGTTCCGGGAAAAGCCGGTACCCGATTGAGGTCGTGAAGATACCGTTAACCACCCCACTTACGGAAGCGTATACCGCAGAAACACACCGTCTGATGCAAAGCGATATGCCGAAGGAAATGGCTTCCGCCCTGAAAAATCAACTGAGGCTGATCATTAAACGATGATAAAGCACCCCAAAATACGCAAAGCCGTGCTGGATGCGCTGAAACTTTCGGTGACCGATCCTTCCGTCACCTGGTATGACGGCCGCCCGAGTTTTCTGACCGCTGAAGACCTGCCCGCCGTTGCCGTCTACCTGTCCGGTGCTGAACCCACGGGGGAAACCCTTGATGAAGATGAGTGGCGGGCGACGCTTCACGTGGAGGTATTTCTTAAGGCGGTGAGTCCTGACACGGATCTCGACCTGTGGATGGAACAAAACACTTACCCCGTTGTGGGTGACATTCCGGCGCTTTCAGACCTTATCGAAAACATCACGCCCGAAGGCTATGACTATCAGCGCGATGATGAAATGTCGACGTGGGGCTCCGCTGACCTGCGTTACACCCTGACTTACTTAATGTGAGGAATTTATGACCACACAACTCGAACCGACCAAAGGCGCGGGCACCACCCTCTGGATTTACACCGGCAGCGGCGATCCCTACGCCAATCCGTTATCGGATCAGGACTGGACCCGGCTGGCGAAAATCAAGGAGCTGACGCCGGGAGAAATGACGGCGGAATCCTACGACGACACGTACCTCGATGATGCCGACGCCGACTGGAACGGCACGGCGCAGGGGGCCAAATCTTCAGGGGACACGTCGTTTACACTGGCCTGGAAGCCCGGCGAGAGCGGGCAGCAGGATCTGGTTAACTGGTTTTACGATGGCGCAGTGCGCGGGTACAAAATTCGTTATCCCAACACCGCTGTTGATGTCTTCCGTGGCTGGATCAGCAGCCTGGGCAAAGCGGTGCCGGTAAAAGAGGTGATCACCCGGACGGTGAAAATCACCAATACGGGCAAACCGGCGCTGGCCGAGAGCAATCAGACCGCTGCAGTACCCGTGACCGGCGTGACCGTCACGCCGTCAACCACCAGCGTGGTGGTCGGACAAAATGCGGTGATCACCGTGGCGGTGCTTCCGGACGGCGCGACAAACGGCGCGTTTAATGTTGCGTCTGCCGATCCGACCGTCGCCACGCTGACGGTGTCGGGTAATACCGTCACGGCGAAGGGCCTTAAAGCGGGCACGACACAGATCATCGTGATGACCAATGACGGCCAGAAAGTGGCTATCTGCACACTGACCGTCACGGCGGCATAACGGAGCGAGCATGTTTTTAAAATCAGAACTGTTTGAGTTCAACGGGGCAAACGCCACGCTGTACGAGCTGTCGGCGCTGCAGCGCGTCGAGCTGTTGCATTATCTGGCCGCGCAGGAAAAAGCGTTGCCCAACGATGAGCCCGACGAACAAATCCTGTCAGCCGCGCTGGTTGAACTGAATATCCGGGCGGGTGCGATGGTGGTGGCCATGTCCCTGTGGCACAGCGAGTCGCCGAAGCCGGATATTCACGACCTTCAGCAACAGGTGATGAGCACATGGCCGGTCGAGGCCATCGGGAAAGCGGATACCCAGGTCAAAGTGCTGTCGGGCATGATGGCAATCACTCAGACAACCGGACAGGAAGCCCCGGAGCCCGAAGTATCCGAAGGATCAGACAGCCAAGGGGAAACAGCGGAAAAGCGCTAACCCGTGAAAAGGACTTTGTCATGAAGCTGGCGCGTGAGTTCAGACGGCCTGACTGGCGCGCCATGCTTGCTGATATGTCCTCCAGCGATCTGGAGGAATGGCACCGATTTTATGCGTCCCATTACTTCGACGATGCGCTGCTTGATGCACATTTCGCCGCGCTGAACCTCAATATTTTGTCGCTGGTATGCGGGGAAAACGATCTTAACGTGGGTCATTTCAGTCTGCTAAAACCTCACGTCGTGGAAGAGCAGCCGGATCCCGATGATGAACAGTTAATGGCTATCGCAGAAGGTCTGTCAGGAGGAGTCCGCTATGGCCCAGCCAGTGGGTGATTTGGTCGTCAGCCTCGATGTTGATGCCGCAAAATTTAATGAACAGGTCAGTTATGTACGCAAGCAATTTACCGGTTTAGGGGCGGACTCGACGAAAGCCGGGACGCAGGTTCAGCAGGCATTCTCTAAACAGGAGCTTGCGGCACAGCGTGCGGGTATTTCCATCGGGCAATATAAACAGGCAATGCGGATGTTGCCTGCTCAGTTCACCGATATTGCCACCCAGCTGGCCGGCGGGCAAAGCCCCTGGCTGATCCTCCTTCAGCAGGGCGGTCAGATTAAAGATTCGTTTGGCGGGGTCGGGAACGTTGCCAAAATACTGCTGACATACATTACGCCGCTCAATGCGGCTATCGGCGTCGCTGCTGCCGTTTTTGGCAGCCTGGGCCTGGCGGTTTATAAAAGTCAGCAGGAGATTGCCGAAGCCAGCAAGATTATTCAGGAGTCCCTGGGTTTAAGTGGTGGCGCAGCGGAAAAGCTGGCGCAAAATATCCGGGCTATTGCCGATTCTTCTGGCGCGTCGATTAAAAGCGTTGCCGATCTCTTCATCACCACAAAAGATGGTGCTGACGAAGCCACGCGGAAAATGATTGCGGTCGGCTTCAGCTATCTGGATGCCAAAGCCAAGGTCAGTGAATACAAAGACTCATCTGATTTTACCAACCTCAACACCCAGATCGAAGCGCACCGGCTTAAGGTTCTCGGTATTCCGGATGCGTGGACGGACGCGGAAGAGGCGGTCAGAAACTATTATTCGGGGGTGAATTTAGGCAAGCAAAGTGCGGCATTGGGCGGTGCTATTGATCCCATCGTTGGCGTTCTTGAGCAGGCGAAGCAGTTAAGGGGGGACCTCACAAAAGCCACGACAGACGGGAACCTGGCAACACAGAAATCCGTGGAGTGGATAAATAAGGAATATCTGGCCACGGATGCTGTTGCAGGGGCTGAAGCGAAACTCAAAGAGGCACGGGAACAGTCACGGAAAATTGCCTTTTCGGGGGATGCGACCGCTATCGCGAATGCGCAAAAACTCATTGCCCTGCGTGAGAAAGAAGTCGAGCAGGCAAAGAAACGGCTGGAACCCAAAAAACAGCGGGTCACCACGTCTGCGGGAGACCGGGCAGAAGACAGCGCGCAGGGGGACTTACTGAGTCTGCAGGCACAGCTTAAGGTGCTGCAGCAGCATACCAGCGTTAACGATGTTATCAGCCAGCAGCGCAAGGATTTGTGGCAAACCGAGAATCAGTACGCCGTCCTTGAACAGGCAGCCAGCAGCCGGCAGTTATCTGCACAGGAAAAATCCCTGCTGGCGCATAAGGATGAAACGCTGGAGTACAAGCGGCAACTGGCTGTACTGGGCGATAAGGTCGTTGCCCAGCAAAGGCTGAATACACTTTCCGACCAGGCGGACAAATTTGCCCAGCAGCAGTCGGCAAAACGCGCGGCTCTGGATGCCCAGGCAGGGGGCGTCTCCTCGCGTCAGGCAGATCGCGCCGCCACCCTGCAGCGTCTGCAGGAAGCCTATGCGTTTAACCCCTCTGCCCAGCAGCGCGTCCTGCAGGAGCAACAGAAAACGTATGATGCAGAAGACGCCCTGCGGTCAAACTGGGTCGCGGGTGCGAAACAGGGCTGGGCGGAATACGCTGAATCTGCGACGGATGTTTTCACGTCCGTGCAGCAGGTGGCTCAGTCCGGGTTTAACGGGCTTACAGACCAGTTGAACAGTCTGGTCACTACCGGCAAGGCCAGTTTCAAAGACTTCACCTCATCCATTCTGAAAATGATTGTTAACGTGATCGACCGTCTGCTGGTGGCCTATGCCATTCAGTCAGCCATGGGATGGGTAACGGGAAGCGTTTCTGGTGGCGGTAATGCAGGGACGGCAATCACCGGCGGCAGCTATAGCAACCTGCAGCTTGCTTATAACGGCGGCTACATCCGCGAGTTTGACGTTGGCGGCTACACCGGGCACGGCGGAAAGTATGAACCCAAAGGCATTGTTCACGGCGGGGAGTTTGTATTCACCAAGGAGGCGACCAGCCGTCTGGGCGTTGCAAATCTCTATCGTATGATGCGGGGCTATGCGACAGGGGGATATGTGGGCGGCGTACAGACGCCAGTTGGCGCTGCAGGAAATATGAGCGCCGGAAGTCCTGTATTTCATAACACCATCATCCTTCAAAACGACGGTACAGCAAGCGCTAAAACCTCTGGCAGTAACGATGAGATGAGTAAGGCGATGATGAATATGCTGGACCAGTTCTGTCAGAAAAACATCACCAATGCTTTGCGCCCCGGTGGCCAGCTCTTCAATGCAATGAAAACCCGATAACCCCTTTATAGGTATCCCATGGCAATCGACATTTTCACGTGGCCCACCCAGGTCGCCAGCCAGCCTTCGACTGAATATAACCGGACGGTTAGAAAGGCTCAGTTTGGGGATGGCTATGCTCAGATTTCTGAGGAGGGTATTAATTCGGAAATGATTAAATTTCCCTATTCCTATCGCGGCCCGCTCATGACCTCACTCGCCATCAGAGATTTTTGCCGCAACCATTGCAGCAAGGCCTTTATCTGGACGCCGCCACACGGTGAGAAAGGGTTATATCGGGTAGCCGCTGATTCTATTCGTATGCAACCAAACGGAAAGTTACAGGCAACCATCACAGCAACGTTCGAGCAGGCCTATTCTGCGACGGGGGGATAATGTCATTAAACAGTGATTATCAAAAACTCGAGCCGGGAAACACTGTCCGGCTTTTTGAGGTGGACGGTACCGCTTTTGGCACCGGCGAAGTCCTCAGATTTCATAATTACAATCTGGCTTACACCGAAGATGAAATTGCCGCGGCTAATCCACTGAGTCCTATCAATTTGACAGAAACCGCGCTGGATAATCGTGTGACATTCCAGCGCACTGGTGCGGCCAGTTATATTGGTCAGGATGGGAAAATCTACCAGGCAGCGGCTAACCAGTGGCCGCTTGAACTTGGCGGCAGAACTGAACCTGAACCAGCATCAACAAACTTGCTGACATATTCGAATGCCTGGGCAAATGCCGCATGGTTAAAAAGTAATGGCTCAGCAGTCAGCAACGCAGTGACTGCACCGGATGGCACGCAGAATGGGACTAAATGGATCCCCAACACCCTTAATAACACACACCCTATTTACAGAAGTTTTATCCCCTCTCCGAATACTGATTACAGCTTTTCTGTATTCATTAAGGATGCAGGATATGGATTCGCGACGATATCAATTGTGCAGGCCAGCAACTTAGTTCAACAAAATTTGGTCACGGTCGATCTGAATGCTGGCGTTATTTTGCGCGCAACAGATTTGACAAGATGTTCGATTATTAAGCTGGCTGATGGGTGGGTAAGGGTCACGGTAACATCGACGACGGCGGCCACGATCAGTGGAGATATCCGACCAGCTGTCTATCCAATGGCCACATCCAGCACCACATTGATGACCGGGGATGGTGTGAAAGGAATAGCAGTTTGGGGAGCGCATTTTGAACAGAACAGCGCGCCGACAAGCTTAATTTACACATCAGGAACAATACAGACTCGGCCAGCAGCGACAGCCGTCATTCCGGCAAACGGAGCATCCGGCGTCAAGATAACTTATTCAACAGGCGAGACAGCCAGTCTGTCTTTCGGGTCCGCCGGTTCAATTGCGCTACCTGCAGCAACCAAGCCGTGGGGCACCCGTTATATCACCAAAATTGAATATATTGGTGGGACGCCGGTTTACGACGAATCAAAACTGCCTGCAAAATCCATCTGGTGGCAGGGCAATGAATATTCAGCCTGGCCGGTTCAAATTGAAGGTATTGAGGCTTCAACCAGCGGCAGCGGCGCGCAGCCGAAACTGACTGTGGCGAATCTTGACGGGTCGATTACTGCGTTGTGTCTGGCTTACGATGACATGCTTCAGGCTGTGGTGACGATTCACGATACGCTGGCACAATATCTCGATGCACGAAACTTTGCCGGAGGGAATTCCACGGCGGACTCCACGCAGGAAAAGCTGCAGGTTTTCTACATCGACAGCAAGAGCATGGAAACCAACATTTCTGTTGAGTTCACGCTGACCAGCCCGATGGATTTGCAGGGATTGATGATCCCAACGCGGCAGCTTCATTCTCTCTGCACCTGGTGCATCCGTGGCAAATACCGTTCAGGGGATGGCTGCGATTACGCTGGTACCAACTATTTCGATAAGCACGGCAATCCGGTTAGCGATCCCTCGCTCGACGTGTGCAACGGTACGCTGAACACGGGGTGCAAGCTTCGCTTCGGTGCAAACAACGAATTACCGTTCGGCGGCTTCCCGGGCACCTCTCTGATTAAGAGCTGATTATGCGTGATAAAACCCTGCAGGCTATTTTTGAACATGCCCGGCAGAGCTACCCGCACGAATGTTGTGGCGTGGTAGCGCAGAAAAGCCGGGTTGAGCGTTATTTTCCCTGTGCCAATCTGGCAGCCAATCCCACCGAAGATTTTCATCTTGATCCCGTGGGTTATGCTGACGCCGAAGACTGGGGAACGGTTATTTCCATCGTTCACAGTCACCCTGATGCAACGACACAGCCCAGCGAACTGGATAAAGCACAGTGCGATACAACCGAATTACCCTGGCACATCGTGAGCTGGCCGGAGGGGGATTTTCGTACCATTCAGCCGCGCGGTGAATTGCCCTTGCTCGAGCGACCGTTTGTGCTCGGGCACACCGATTGCTGGGGTTTGGTCATGAGCTATTACCGGCAGACACACGGCATTGTGCTGACCGATTACCGCGTGGATTATCCGTGGTGGGAAGACGATCACTCAGATAATTTCTATCAGGATTGCTGGTATGAATGTGGGTTTCGCGACTTCAGCGGGCCACCAGCGCCGGGCGATATGGTGATCATGCAGGTTCAGTCCAATAAGTGGAATCACGCCGGGATCCTGCTGGAAGGCAACATGCTACTGCACCACATGTACGGCATGCTCAGCAACCGAGTGCCGTACGGTGGGTACTGGCAGGAACGTACAGTGAAAATTGTCAGGCACAATGATCTGTTATAAATATTTAGCCTTACAATACTCCTCTGTTACGATGTAACGAACTGTTACTTAAAGAATGGGAATATGAAAAAAAATATCTTTCTGGCGATGCTAATTATGACATCGGTTTTTATAACAACTGGTTGTGCGCCAAAGCCACCTTCACAGGTTGAGATTTCAAGTGCTAATTATGGAAGCTTACCTGATGACTATCAGCAACAAATAAAAAATTATATGGCTTCCGCATTAAAGGACCCGGAATCGGCAAGGTATACATTCGAGCAGCCTTTTAAGGCCTATTCGCAAGATGGATCTATGGCGTCAACGAGTGGTGGAGTGATTTATGGATATGCGTCCGGTGTTCAGGTCAATGCCAAGAATAGCTATGGTGGTTACACAGGAAATCAGCTTTACGTATTTATGTTCTCGAATGGAGTGATGTACGACTCTACTCTGAACTTCAAGTTCGGGCGTGTGCACAGGGTTCCCTGATAGTACAAAAATTGCTGTATAAAAACCCTCTTAGGAGGGTTTTTGCTTATGGAAAGGGGTTAATCTTAGTACTTTATTTGCAATGGATGACACAACACTTATGGATATCTCAATTTGATTTGTTTCGATATAAATATTACTCATTACATCAACAAGAGAATGCATTATGAGTGATACAATGACCATTGTGGCTCCACCTACTCCAAGTACTTTCCAAGGTAACGGTTATTCAAATTTTGGGTTTGAAGCACAAGGACCTAATTCAGGCCAATTGTTCCTTCAGGTAACGCTGCCATATTATCAGTCCTCAAGAATGGCTGAGAATTGTGCTAAATCCATAGCACACTACATGGATACGCATGATCTTAATGATCCCAAAACCATGCAATCTGTAGCGTCTGGAATTGCTATATTCTGCTATGCAGATACACGACTTGTTAAACAGCCCAAAATGTCAAACTATGATGCAGTTCATCAAGGACCAGGCGCTGCTAAATTTAACTACAATACCCAGAGCGTAAATGAGTTAAGCGGTACTGCAATGTCTTCCATTGCTGCATGGGCTCATTATATGTGGGGTGATGGTAAAGAACGCTTTGTGAAACTTGAAAACATCGGTCTTCGTATCCAACCTAATCAGATCGATCCGGTGATGAATATAGTAAACAGTGGTCGCGTAGGTACTTTCCAGATTGCTGAAAACTTCAACCGAAATACCATGCTAGATGGCATCATCCCGGCGTCATATCTGGGGAATGTAACTTTAAAAACTGAGGGGAAACTGACTATTCAGTCCAGTGGTGCATGGACTTATGATGGTGTAGTCCGCGGGTATAATGATATTTACGACGCTAACCCTAGTACTTTCCGAGGACCTATGGGGGAGTTTTCAACAAAAGTACTTAATTACACGAAAGGCAAACCCTACCAAATTTCTATGCCGGGGCAGGTTGCGGTTAAAGGTACAGGTTTTCGATAAAAAATAGCCACCGTAAGGTGGCTTATCTTATTTTGAAGAATATTCAATTTCACCGTTTTTGCATTGGTACGTTGCAAAATATTCTTTAGAAGATTTCTCTCCCTTCGCGGTGAATGGAAGGAGAAAAACATCGGTAATTTGCACTTTGCCCTTATCAAAGTTGAGCTGTGGCTTAGATGTGCCTAACAGAGTAAGGTCGTTTGTCCAACGCTCAATGCGTTTATGATAATAGTCATCTTTTACCGCGTTTATAGCCTGATCGAGAGTGATGTTGCTACACACTGACTTTGATGCGCTGGCTGCGGTGGAAATATTCATTAACCACAATGCCGTTAATACCATAACGATAAATTTCTTCTTCATACCAATCCTTTACTTTCACGCAGTAAGTATGCTTCTTCAAATGGATACTTATCAACCTCATTCATACAACTGTGTAATGTTAGCAGATATCACTGATTTTGCGGTTTAAAATTAAAAGTTTCCAGCTATCATTACTGCCTGAACAGAGAGGGAAAATGATGAAAAAACTACTCATAGCAGTGCTGGCGCTCGGGCTGGCGGGGTGTTCGACAACGCCAGTATCGTCAAGTCTGGCAAAAGAGGTCAGTGCATCCTCTTCCTACCAATTTAAACAAGGATATGTGCCTGTAACAATCATTAGGGATACAGGAATGGTTGCTGGTGCGTGTGCAATAACCACTTTTATTAATGGTAATAAAGTTGCTGAATTGAATACCGGAGAAAAAGTTGTCGCATACGTAGAGCCTGGTGAAGTGATTGTCGGTGCCGGTTTTGTAGGCTCTGGCCTATGCAATGGGGCACCAAGAAAAGAGCGGGAATTTATAATCAAAGAAGCAAAACCGCGGACCCTTCGCATATTTATTGATCAAAGTGCAAACGTAGACATTTTGCCAACGACAGAATCGTAAATAAACCAATTCACGAACTAAGCCAGCCTAAGTGCTGGCTTTTTTTATGAGGTAAATATGGAAGAAAAAATGACTCGGATTGAACTCGGCGGGGCTCTTGGGAAATTATTTGGGAAAACGCACCACCGTCTGATCCGAACGGTTGGAGAGGCAGGCAGGGCACTGAGTTGTACAATCCAAGGTTTTGAACGTTATATGAATAATAGTAAAAACCGTGGTGTTACATATGCAATTTTCAGAGGAAAGAAAAACCTTGGGGAGGATGATTTAGATTATCCGGTCACAGGTGATGTGATTCGAATAACGCCTGTAATTATTGGTAGTAAGAAGGCTGGCGCTTTACAAACGATTTTGGGGGCCGTCATTGTAGCAATCGGCGTTGTATTAAACTTCACCCCGTTTGCCGCTGCTTCTCCTTATTTGTATCAAATCGGTGGCGCAATGGCTCTTGGCGGCGTCATTCAGATGCTTTCCCCGCAGACCTCTGGCCTCGCCAGTAAGCAGGATGCAGATAACCAGGCTTCCTATGCCTTCGGCGGTGTCACGAATACGGCTGCTCAGGGCTATCCTGTTCCGCTTCTTTATGGAAAACGCCGGATCGGCGGCGCGATTATTTCCGCCGGTATTTATGTCGAAGACCAGCAATAACCTCATCACCTAATCCTTACTTCTAAGGTCGCTTCGGCGGCCTTTTTTTATGGGCGCAATATGGCAACCGCAACCAAAATAAAAGGCCGCAAAGGTGGCAGCTCTTCATCCCGCACGCCCGTAGAACAGCCAGATGATCTTCAGTCCATCGCGAAGGCAAAACTGCTTATCGCTTTGGGTGAGGGGGAATTTGGCGGCGGCCTGACTGGGCAATCAATTTTTCTGGATGGAACGCCGCTGCTTAATAGTGACGGCTCGAGTAATTTTAGCGGCGTGGCGTGGGAGTTCCGCGCCGGGACGCAGGCGCAATCTTACATTCAGGGATTGCCGGGCACGGAAAACGAAATTAGCGTGGGCACTGAGGTAAAAAACACGGTTGCCTGGACACACACCTTCACCAATACCCAGCTTTCCGCTATTCGTCTGCGCCTGAAATGGCCGTCTTTGTTCAAGCAAGAAGACGATGGGGATCTGGTTGGGTATTCGATCAATTACACCATCGAACTGCAAACCGACGGCGGAGCATTTCAGACAGTAATCAACACAGCGGTTACTGGCAAAACCACGTCAGGATACGAGCGCAGCCATCGCATTGACCTTCCACCGGCTGGCACCACCGGGACAATTCGTCTGCGCAAGATTACTGCAGATGCGAACAGCGCAAAGATTGGCGATGCAATGACGATCCAGAGCTACACGGAAGTCATCGATGCAAAACTTAGATATCCGAACACCGCACTGCTGTATATCGAATTTGATTCCAGCCAGTTCAATGGTTCGATCCCTCAGATTTCATGCGAGCCACAGGGGCGCGTTATACGCGTGCCTGATACCTACGACCCGGTAACACGCACGTACAGCGGAACATGGACCGGCGCTTTCAAGTGGGCATGGTCAGATAACCCTGCGTGGGTTTTCTATGACCTTGTGGTCACTGACCGTTTTGGCCTAGGTAACCGGCTTACCGCGGCGAACATCGACAAATGGGAACTTTACCAGGTCGCACAATATTGCGATCAGATGGTTCCGGACGGTAAAGGCGGTAACGGCACAGAGCCGCGTTATATCTGCAATGTTTACGTACAAAGCCGAAACGACGCCTATACGGTTTTGAGAGACTTTGCGGCGATTTTCCGCGGCATGACGTACTGGGGCGGGAATCAGATTGTTGCCCTGGCTGACATGCCGCGTGATATCGATTACAGCTATACCCGCGCGAACGTCATCGATGGCCAATTCAGTTACTCGAGCAGCACGACCAAGACCCGTTACACAACGGCCCTTGTGTCATGGTCTGATCCGGACAATGCCTATGCTGATGCTATGGAGCCAGTTTTCGAGCAGGATCTGGTTACGCGCTACGGGTTCAACCAACTTGAACTGACGGCTATTGGCTGTACCCGTCAGTCAGAGGCAAACAGGAAAGGGCGCTGGGGTATCCTGACCAATAACAAAGACCGGGTGATAACTTTTGGTGTCGGGCTGGATGGCATGATCCCGCAGCCGGGTTACATCATTGCGGTTGCCGATGAAATGCTGTCGGGAAAAGTGACCGGTGGCCGCATAAGTTCGGTGAACGGTCGTGCTATTACTTTGGACCGTGTGCCGGATGCTGTCGCCGGTGGACGGCTGATTTTAAACCTTCCATCAGGAGCAGCTCAGTCACGCACAATTCAGTCGGTGTCGGGGAAGGTTGTCACCGTCACCACGGCTTACAGCGAAACACCAGAGTCCGAAAGCATCTGGGTAGTTGAGTCAGACGAGCTGTATGCGCAGCAATACCGCGTGCTCAGCGTGGCTGACAACAACGACAATACGTTCACCATTTCCGCGGCGTATCACGACCCGGATAAATACGCGCGCATCGATACCGGCGCCATTATCGACGAACGCCCGATCAGTGTTATCCCGCCGGGCAGCCAGTCTGCCCCTGCAAATATTCAGATCGGCTCTTATTCTGTGGTCAATCAGGGGATCAGCGTACAGACCATGCGGGCTACGTGGGACGCGACGGCTAACGCTATCGCTTACGATGCACAGTGGCGCCGCAACGATGGGAACTGGGTAAACGTTCCGCTCAGCTCTACCACGTCGTTTGAAGTGCCTGGCATTTACGCGGGTCGTTATCTGGTGCGTGTGCGTGCCATTAACGCAGCGGAGATATCAAGCGGGTGGGGTTATTCGGTTGAGGTTACGCTGACCGGTAAAGAGGGTAATCCGCCGAAGCCGGTAGGTTTCACGGCCACCGGTATTAACTGGGGGATCCAACTTACCTGGGGTTTCCCGGAAAACACCTCTGACACGCTAAAAACTGAGATTCAGTACACGCCGAACTCTGATCAATCTAATCCGCTGTTGCTGTCCGACGTTCCCTATCCGCAGGCGATTTATACGCAGTTGGGATTGCGGGCCGGTCAGGTATTCTGGTACCGCGCTCAGCTGGTGGATAAAACCGGAAATGAGTCGGGCTATACCGACTGGATCCGGGGGATGGTGAACGACAATGCAGATGATTATCTGGGCGATATTGCTTATGACTTCCTGAGTTCTGCCGATGGTGACCGGCTGACGGGTGATATTGAAACCAACATTGATGCCATCCTGCAGAACGCCTTAAACCTCAACTCAACCATTGATCACCAGTTCGCTCAGAACGGTGAGGTTCGCGCTGATATTCTGACTGTAAAAACTACCATTGCAGAAGTTGATAAGGGGCTGGCAGATCTGACTACGCAGGTGCAGGCGCAAATCGGAGATGTGACCGCAGCGCTTGAAGACAAACTGACAGCTGTTGTTGATGCCAGCGGCGCTTCAGCTATTTACACCCTGAAAACGGGCGTGCGGATCGGTGGAGTGATGTACAACGCCGGGATGTCTATTGCCGTACTGGCGCAGGCAGGCCAGCCGGTGGTTACGCGGGTGGGCTTTAACGCCAATCAGTTTGTGCTGATGTCGGGATCAGGTGACACGCAGTATTCACCCTTTGCCGTGGTGAACGGCCAGGTGTTTATCAGTGATGCGTTTATCCAGGACGGGACGATTACCAATGCGAAGATCGGCAACTTCATTCAGTCTAACAACTACGTAGCGGGTGTATCCGGCTGGCGTCTGGATAAGGGCGGTACTTTCGTGAATTACGGTTCTGGTTCCGGCGGCAAGATGAAAACCACTAACACGACGATCAGTGTCGCTGACGCCAGCGGTGTACTGCGAGTCCAAATTGGTGAGCTGACAGGAGTATTCTAATTGGCTAACTACGGTATTCAAACATGGAGCGCCTCGGGAACGCCGAATAATACGGGTTTAGTAAAGATCCTGATATTGGGGTCGGTCTATCTCTCCAAAGACCAGGTATCTGGGTCATGGTCGTATTCGGTACCGCCAGGTTATAAGGTGGCCGCAATGCAGTCGCCAGTTATGGGAGCCGAGCTTTCATCAGCCCGACGCAAAATAACCACGACAACGACTGGCGTCTCACTTTCGAGCGCCGGTGCAGATTATTCAACCGGTACATTCACGGCGGCTGAGGGTTGGCTGATCGTCTACTTAGTGAAGCAATGACATGGCAAATTACGGGGCAATACTGGTCGATGAGTACGGTATTCCGTTCTCAACACCAGACACGACGCCGATGAGTCTGGTCTCAAAGAATGTGTACAACTTTGGCGGAAGCGGAGGTGATATTAATTTGGCCGTATCCGTATCCAGCCCCTTTGTTGTCGCCTTCAATTCCGATGTAACCGGTGTTTATGGAAGGCTGAGTAATAATAACGGTGTATACGCACTCACGGTAGGCAGGCTTGCTGGTGGGAGTGTGGGAAATGTCACTGTTTATATTTTTGGTATCGTCATCCCTCAGCCCAAACCGGCGTGGGGGATTGCGATAAACAATGCTGAGGGACAGTGCATACTGACCAATGAAACCAAGGTCATGAATCCACCCATCGCTGTTGGAACGCCGGGTAATCCAGCCAACCTTGGATACAACATAGATATCACACTCAGCGGGAATTACGCGGTAATGCCGCAGATGACTGGCTTAATGGTAGGTGTCATTCATTCTGGGGGTGCAACGCGCCCTTTCCAGTCACCCATTCAGACCTATGCATATTTCAACGGTTCAACCACTCGAATATCCTCTACACAGACAGTCAGTCCGGGAGGAGATCAGCTTGAAAATGTTGGCTATGCAAATTCAAACGACATGATATATACAATTGAGGTATCCGCTTATTAATCAATGTGTTGCTACCTACGATCGTTTTTAACGATCAATTTCTATTAATTGATCTATTAAACCAATTATACCGTCATAAATATCGTTGTTATCGTTCCGGTATCAATATTCAAGGGACAGAAAAATGACAAAAATCATGATGGCAATTGGTCTGGCGGTTTTGGTCTCCGGGTGCTCAGGCATCCTTGAGAAGCAGCACCCTGTCTGTAGTGGTACGGCGCTCATTGGCGGGCAAGAAACGTCGGTGCAGATTTATGGCGTCCGCCGCGCCGCTAATCAAACTCAGTATCAGGCTGGCGATCCGTTCGGCTGGCGCTGGGTCAGTAAAACTAATTTCATTCGCACAACGTGCGATAAATGATGCAACCCTAATCATCTAAAACCCGCTCCGGCGGGTTTTTTTATGCCTGGAGAAAAACATGTCGGCAGGAACCATCGCATTAACCAATAACTCAGCGGCAGTGACCGGTACCGGAACGGCCTTTACCACAGATTTAAAAGTGGGAGATTTCATTGTCGTTATTGTCGGCGGTGTGACTTACACGCTTGGCGTTAAAACGATAACTTCAGCAACAGCATTAACTCTTATAACTTCCTATGGTGGACCGACGGCTACAGGTAACGCATGGACAGCGGTACCGAATGCGACATTAGTCGGCATTACTGCTCAAGTGGCAGCAGATGTGGCAAAAGCCATCCGTGGCCTTAATCAGGACAAGGCCAACTGGCAACAGGTTTTCAGCGGAACGGGCACAATCACGGTGACGCTGCCGGATGGTTCCACTTATACGGGGCCAGCCTGGAATGGTATTTCTGCAACTTTGGCAAAAGCCTACAATGACGGCGGAATTCTCAATGCAACTGTCACGCCGAACTCTCTTGGAAACACTGCCGACTTCAATATTTATTATCAGACGGCCAATGCTAACGCGATAATTGCGAACGGATATCCAATAGGGAAAGCCGGGACATTATTCGTGACCAAATCAGCGTATGGCTGCCAGCAGATGTATATCACTTTTCAGGGTGAGGCTTTTGTTCGTGGGCTCACGGGTAATTTCAATTCGGCCGCACCGAATTGGTCCGATTGGTGGCCCATTTTCACAGGTAAGAGCACCATTCCTGTGGCAAATGGTGGTACAGGTGCAGCCACGGTCGCAGCAGCTCCCTTTGCGCCCAAAGCATCACCTGCATTTACCGGTGACGTATCGATAGACGGCAAATTAAGTGTGACATCAAGCATATCGGCGGCAGGTTCGTCAGTGGGTTCTACAGGTGTTTATACGCAGGGGGGCACTAGCCCGGCAACCCAAGGCACCTATATGGGGTGGAACAAAACAGGTCTATCGGGTGGTTCCGACTTCATTTGTAACCGAGGCCTCGGCGATGGTGGCTTTCGCTTTCGCTTAGTGAACAGCACCAACACAGCCGTTATCACCGAATTCACTATGCTCAATACCGGGCAGGGCATATCTACGGCTGGCTGGGCGGCAGTGTCGGATATTGATGTAAAACGCAATCTGCAGGAAATCGAACCTGAGGAGGCGCTGACCGCTCTCACTTCATGGCGGACATGTTCATGGGACTACTGTGATGTACCAAGCGGTTACGACGAAGACGGCAAAGTCACTGCGGTAACTAAGGGGGCTAAAGGTTTTGGTTTCATTGCGCAGGACGTCCAAAAAGATTGTCCTGATGCAGTCACATTGACTCAAAACCCGCAGCTTTATATCGACGAGGAAGGGGAGCTCTTCGCGAAAGAGGATACGCTATCGCTCAACACCCTTGGGGTATCAGCTGCATATTCCGGCGCTGCGATAAAAGCATTAAAGAAACGCAATGAAGACCAGGCAGAACTTATCGCGGCCTTATCTGAACGTTTGAAAACGATCGAAACAACGCTTGTGATTAACAACGAACCTGCTTCATAACTTTCTTTCCTTGCCGCAAAGCTCTGTTACGATGTAACACTTGTTACTTTTGGGGATAGGGATATGAATAAGAAGTGGTCAATAGCATTGGTGGTTTTGTCAGTTTTAGTTGTTAGTGGATGTGCCTCTTCAGGCAACAAACATTTGCAGAAAGAAACTGAGACTAGTGTTCAAACTAAAATCCAGGAAGGGAAAACAACTAAAACGGAAGTAAAAGGAATGTTCGGATCGCCAGATTCGGTTAACTTCACCGATGGTGGCAAGGAGGTTTGGAAATACACTTTTGCTAAAGTAAAAGTCAGCGGCAAGTCTTTCATTCCTTTCTACGGATTGTTCCACAATGGTACGACAGGTACGAAGAAAGAACTGACGATCCTATTTGATGGGGATAAGGTTCAGAAGTATACGATGGCTGAGTCAGCAATCGATACCAAGTCCGGATGGGCTGATTAATCGCAAAAAGAAATCCAAACTACCCTCTTAGGAGGGTTCTTTATTGGAAATAAATCCTATGGTCCTGACGGAAATTGGATAATCGCGAAAAAGAGCCCGCGACAGGCGGGCAATAAACATCAGTTTTTGCATTTGAAATATGTTTGGGTAGAACGAACTAAGAATAGCTGGGTAATAATTTACCAATCAAAAGAATAGATAACCATAAATAGCTGTGTTCGTTGCATGGTCAGTATTGGGGCGCTAAAAAGCCCTCGCGAACGAAGGCCAGTGAATTATCACTAAAATTTAGTTACATGGTGGGAGGCTTACTCCCCAAAAAACCTTAACATGCCAAATATATAGTAACGTAAAGTAACAAAAAAAAGCCCGCGTTAGTAGCGGGCCATCAGTAGGTAATGTCATGGCCTTGGCAGGCTTGCTGATCTTGCGTCAGCTGATATCAGAATAGTCCTGTTGCTTTAAATTACTACCTCTCTGGCAAAAAAAATGCCCGCAGAGGAGCAGGCAATTAACTTGATTGGCTTTCAAGGGAATATCCTTGCATCTGCAAATTTGTACAGACTACTCACTTTAAAACCTCCCACAGTAACTAAATGTTTTTATTATTAGTAGATGCTAAATAGTGGGTTTTGCACATGATTGGGGTTAATGGCGCGGCATTGAGAAGTAAATTATAGGAGATTCAGATTTAAACCATGGTAGGAGAAACAAAAAACCGGCTCGGTGGCCGGGTTTGGTCGCTACTTTGATGTTAATTTAAGAACTCGTTCTGATAGACCCTTAATACGTTATTAACACTAACTATGTGAGATTAATTATCCTGCTCTTTGCTGCATGTATGCGATCTCACCGGCTCAGGCCATAAATCAGTGTCCAACATATCCCATAGCTAAGATGAGAACTGCTATGCATGTAACCCTACTGGCGCGGACTATCTGACCTCGGTCTTTTCTATAGATAGCAAAAACTAGGGTAGGTAATGCCCAAATCATTAGAACTAAGCCAATTATTGAGTAAACAGACATTAACTTTTCCTTAGTCACATACCCATCCGACTCAGAGCGAGGATACCTGAATACCCCCTTTATACCCACACCCCGTAAAGAGCCGTACCAATTAGACCGATAATCGTAGCGAGTAGCACTGCGGCTAAAAACCACATTAATTTACGGTACGACATCTGCAATCCTAATATATTCTTTCAGCCACCTGGCATTGCAGCACCACTAGCGAAGAACCACACCATGAATCCAACTGCACCGATTAGCACGATAATTGGGGGGATAAATTTCAGATTCATCAAGATTTCTCAGTTAATTTTTTTCGGTCATAGACCCGGATAGGTACCATCAATTACCCAGGCAAGAACGATGACAATGACCATAATGCATAGCAATGAAGGGATCATCAGGTACTTCTTCATAATGCACCTCATAGATCATCAGATCTGACGACGTTCCGGCCTTAAGATTGTTATGGATTTCATCATAAACGTAACACATAGCAGCGCAAACACTGGGAATATATCAGGGGATAGTAAGATAGAAAATTTTATGGATATGGTTTGGGACATGCAAAAAAAACCTCCGTTGGTGACGGAGGTTCTCTCAACAGAAGGAGCCGCGTATCTTTTACGTATCCTTTTCTGTCCAGATGGTGTCAGTGTTGAGTCCTAATGTTACTCATAACTTACTGTTTTATATGAGTTTGTCCCTGCACTGTCCTATCTAAATTGGTGGAGCTGGGGGGATTTGAACCCCCAGGCAATGGCGAACCGGCCTCATAACTATCTTTCCTTGTCGATCAGCGGCATAAAACATTCACACGTTTCCTTACTTCACAATCAAAAACCCTTATGATTATACTGTATGCATGAACAGTGTTGTGCGAGTGTGACTTATGAATATTTATTATCCAATCCCTGACCCAATTAAGCTTTCTTTGCCTTTCTTCCAAGACAAGGTGCAGGCCGGTTTCCCATCACCAGCTCAGGATTACATTGAGAAAGGTATTGATTTAAATGAGCTTTGTGTAAATCACCCCGCCGCGACTTACTTTGTAATGGCAACGGGCATGAGCATGGTGGATGCGGGCATCTATGAGGGATCATTGCTTGTGGTTGACCGTAGCCTGCAGGCAAAGCACGGCGACATAATCATCGCTTCATTGGCAGGAGAATACACAGTCAAACGGCTTTGTACGCATCCAGTCTTCCAGCTTGTGCCTATGAATCCAGATTTCCCCCCAATTGTCTTACATGACGGCGGTGATGAGTTGGAAGTCTTCGGCGTCGTCACCTTCAGTATTAACGGGTTTCAATAATGTTTGCTCTGGCTGATGTGAACAGCTTCTATGCCAGTTGCGAAACGGTGTTTCGCCCTGACTTACGGGGACGACCCGTCGTCGTTCTAAGTAACAATGATGGTTGCGTAATAGCCCGCAGTATAGAAGCAAAAAAATTAGGCATCCGAATGGGCGAGCCATTCTTCAAGATGCGTGACATCTTCGAAAAGCATAAGATTGTTACCTTCAGCAGTAACTACGCGCTTTACGCGGACATGAGCTCACGGGTGATGACCATTCTGGAAGAAATGTCTCCAGCTGTGGAAGTCTACTCAATAGATGAAGCATTCATGAATCTGCAAGGGATTAGTAATTGCCAGAATTTAGAAGAGTTTGGGCGTGAGGTGAGGGCCAAGGTTCTTCAGTGGACAGGTTTGACCGTAGGCGTTGGAATTGCACCGACTAAAACACTCGCCAAACTGGCTAACTATGCTGCAAAAAAATGGACGAAGACCGGTGGTGTCGTTGATTTATCGTTACTGGCTCGTCAAAGAAAACTGATGGCTCTTGTCGAGGTTGGGGAGGTTTGGGGAATCGGACGCAGAATTTCTAAAAAGCTAAACGATATGGGAATTACAACCGCACTCCAGCTTGCAGATACGCCTACACCACTGATCCGCAAACATTTCAACATAGTTTTAGAGAGAACTTTGAGAGAACTGCGTGGGGAGCCTTGCTTAGAGCTTGAGGAGTTTGCTCCAACCAAGCAGCAGATCGTCTGCTCTCGTTCATTTGGTGACCGCGTGGCCGAATATGACTTGATGCGTGAAGCTATCTGCAGCCATGCAGTGCGGGCAGCAGAGAAGCTGCGCGGTGAGCATCAGTACTGCCGGTACATCTCTGCATTCATCAAAACCAGCCCGTTCGCTATGAATGAAGTCTATTACGGCAAAACTGCAGGTACAAAACTGCAGATACCTACTCAAGACAGCCGCGATATAGTAGCCGCTGCCACGCAGTGCCTGGATGCAATCTGGCAAGATGGTCACCGGTTCCAAAAATGCGGTGTGATGCTGGGTGACTTCTACAGTCAGGGAGTTGCCCAACTTGGCCTTTTCGACGAGTACAAGCCACGTTCTAACAGTGAGCAACTCATGGCCGTTCTCGATGGCATAAATCACAGCGGGAAAGGGCGGGTGTGGTTTGCTGGACAAGGGGTACAAAAAAGCTGGGAAATGAAACGCCAGATGCTTTCTCCTGCATACACGACTCGTTTTAGCGACTTGATGAGGGTAAAAGTTTAAATCCGCTTACTAGTGATTAGCTCAATGAGCTGCAGTAGCGGGGCATGTATGGGGCATAGCATTTGCATTGACGTGCATCTTAGTGCAGAGCATTGCCCGAACAAAAAGCATAACTCATTGAAATAACGCGTATATGCAAAGACGTGCATACTTAATGAAAAAGGCTCAATACCGAATATACGTATTGAGTCTTAACTATAAAAGCTAACTTTTGATTTCATCAAAATTGATGTCCCAAGTTTTAACATTAGTATTACATTGTAGGACTTTACAATCAGGCAAACTTGATTTAATTTCGTTGGATAAAGCTCTTGAGTGATTTTTATTATATGAGTGGCTACTCCCAATATATATTTCTTTAATGCTATTTTTATTAATTTTCTGGATTCCCCGGTCATTGTATTCCCCCTTGCAGTTTCGATGAATATTTCGAACAACTCTCACCTCTTCCTCGTATGACCAGTGCGATGATTTATATAGGAATGCTCTTTGTAAAGCCTCTTGGTATTGAGGATCATAATGGAATTTCATGCCTTCTATTAATTCGAGATTCTCAGATTCAGAGAAAGCAGTCGTAGGTTTAGTTGTTGTATAAATTACACTGCCAAACTTAGCAGGTATTATATTGCTGCCTTCATCATTCAATCCTGATTCATTAATATCGATGCCTATAACCATCCCCCCGTGTGCAGTATTATTCTGACCTAAAAAAATTACGTTTTCATGGTGCATTCTTTTTCCCCACCCATAGTGGGCCCACATTAAAGGGTTGGTTGGGGATCTTGATAAGGAAAGGATTCCATAACACATGCTTATTTTTAGGTGGTTTAATGCGTTCCCTTCATCTGAATATTTCCGTTCATTTGATTCATAAAATGCGCTTGTTACTTCAAACGGATCATTGAAATCATAAGGATTTGTAAACTTGACGGTATGATTAGCGAGAATCTTTCTAGCAGTTTCTAAATCAACATATTTATATAAAATCATTATTAAGACCCCTGCTCAAGGAAAGATAAAATTATTTCAGTCAGCATATTATATTTCTTATCAAAAGCACAAAACTAGTAAAAAAAGAGCCCGCGTTAACGGCGGGCTATCAGAAGATAGGCACTCATAGCACCTTGGCAGACTTGCTGATCTTGTGTCAGCTGTTCTGAGAGTAGTTCGAATGTAGTGAAACGCCAGATTGCAAGCACAAAAAACCCGGCGCGGTAGCCGGGTTCAGATTGAACATGAGAGAACTATTATTCCGTCACGCTTGATAAGTTTGCCTGTTCAATAACTCCGCCTCTAACCTTGAAATTACCTTGGATTTTCACGGCCGATGATTTTTTAAAAGCATCAAATAAGATGGCGACTTCCTGCGGTTCAACGAAGCTAAGATCCACGTAAACAATAAAACTGGCTTCGCTCCCCACCTGATGGCAGGTGACAGTCAACTTGTCTGGACCTTTTTTGATAGCATCAATTTCAACTTCAAGAAGTTGGTCCTGATGCTCAGGTTTCTGGATAGGGTTGCTCACGTAGTTTTGAATATCCTTCTGAGAAAGCTCAACCTTCCCAGCTGCACCATTAATTTCTACTTTATCTGCATCTGTTAAGGGTTTCATCAGACCCTCGTAAGCCTTAGCTGAATGTAACTTAATACCTTCTACAACAGCCGACGCATCAGAGGCAGAAGCATCGTTTTTATGGATAGCATCGAGCATACCGTCTCTGAGGATGATCATTCGCTCATTCTCGGTCTTAGCTTTAGCCTCGTCCCTTTTCGCATCGATTTGCTGAACGGCTACGTCGTGCTTTGCTTCTATTTGGGTGTAGACGAGCGACCCGCCAGCTAAGGAGAGTATTAGGATAATCATGCAAGCAGTTTTTTGTGTCCCGCTCATACCTTGTGTCATCTTAGAAAATGCCTCACCACAAGCTTTTGTAAAGTCAGTAAGCGAAGCTAAAAGGTCGGTGCATCCAGGCTTGATTTCAAAAACAACTTCTAAGAGTTCCCTGTCTGCGTTTTTAAGATAGCGCAAATTATCAGTCTTGTACTTAATAAGACAGTAAGTTTTGAGAAGCTCATTTTGAAAATCGCACAGGCCGTAACATAAAGAGGAAGGCAAAGTACCATTGTACTTATCTTCGTCACCATAGATCTTTATCTGGAGAGGTTTTAGATTTGAAAAATCAAGGTCTTCAACTTCAACATCTTTGCCATCCTGAAGAAGCTGAAGCACAGCCTCCATGTCGGAAAGGTTTTTTATTTTAATTAATTTATCCATTTTCGCTCTATGACATTATCCTGGCAAATGTATTCGCGCCCCAATCTATGTCAAGTACGCATCTGTGTGTATTCAATCGGCAAATGCCGAAAAGCTCTTGAGTATCATAGATCCGAAAGGATGCTGCACAAATACTGGGGAAATATCAGGGGTAGTAATCGAACATTTCACTTTGGCGGTTTGGTAAAGATGAAAAAAAACCTCCGTTGGTGACGGAGGTTCTCTCAACAGAAGGAGACGCGTATCTTTTACGTATCCTTTTCTGTCCAGATGGTGTCAGTGTTGAGTCCTAACGTTACTCATAAATTACTGGTTTATATGAGTTTGTCCCTTCACTTTCCTATCTAAATTGGTGGGGCTGGGGGGATTTGAACCCTCCATCCTGATGCTTTAGACAAGAGCATTAGCATAAATGCAAATGCGTTTATCCAGTACCGAGCTTAGCTCGGAGTGGACAGCCAAGGCGCCTGCAAACACGCTTACTATTCCAGCCCATACGGTTTCACAGAAACATGAAGCAATCATTAGGGTAGTACGGAATATTTTATTCATAGGCTTTTCCTTATTAGCAAGATTCATCAAAACAACACTTATGACGCGTGGAATTGTAATGATTAGTATTGTTAGAAGAGCCGGAATAAAATGCGTATTCATGAGAATTGAACTCATGCTACTGGATAAACACACTTCTTAATTAGAATACCTTTCCTGAAAAATACAGTCAATAATTCATCCCCAAAACTATTTTTAACTATATGAAGTTAAAGGAATTAATTTAATGTTAAAAACCTTTGAACTATTCCTAAGAAACTTGCTCATCCATATGATTTTAAATGAAAATGTAGGTAATTCGTTGAGCTGCCGGATAGGCAGCTTAGAAAACACAGCCCACCATAATTTTGCGTATACGTGGGTTCACTGCCGGATAGGCAGCTTAGAAATCCCGCGCCTGTGTTAA